AGCAACTTGAGGAGGAAATGAGGACAAATTCTGAACGTCTTCTCGATTTCTTTACTGAGATAAAAGTTGATACAGTTCAGAAATACAATGCTACGGTTAAAAGAGTTGAGGATTGGCTTTCTAGTAATTCTGATACTCATACTGTTGAACAGCTTCTTCCTGACATTTCTTCTGATACTGAGCCTGATGATTTAGGCCCGCATGTTGTTTATAATATAACTACTTCTCTTGAAAAACTCGCTTCAGAGTTTACGAAGAGCAAGTTCGTTCTTTATTGTCAATGTTTCTATAATCATCCTAAAGCTTTTCTTAGTGCCCTTTCTGGGGATTTTGAAAGGAAAGCTGAGGAATTATATGACTCTTTTCAGTTTAAGAAGAATCCTGCTTATTACACTTACTTGGCTTTGGGCTGTGGTGTTGCAGTTAGTTCTATTTGTTTGGCCACAGTTACTGTTGCGTGGTGGTATAAGTATAGTGACAAGGTTTTTGAAGAGTCATCTGCTTTGTTAACTAACTTTGTTCATTATGCTATGGTTCTTTCTGGTGTTGCTACTGTTGGCGCTTTTGCTTTGAGTGGTGCGAAAGAGTTTGAAGCTGGTGTAAAGATGATTCGTAATACACAATTTATTACTAAATTATTACGGTCATTCAAAGGTTCTGCGCCCGACTCTAGTGTTGACTTTCAAGCTCAGGTTGATTGCGCAAAGAAGAATCTTAATCTTGTTTCTAAACGAATTAAAGATTTTTTTAATGCTTTTGGGTATACTTTAGTGGATGTTGATTATTTAGTTAAGATTCACAATGCTAATGCTAAAGAAATGGAGTATCTTTTTAAGTATCTTCATTTAAATTTACAACGTGATCGCGTTGAGTTAAAGGAGCTTGTTGATCAATACGTTGCCGCACATAATCAAGTTCTCACTTGTGAAATGGCGAAACTATATAACGATCCTATAGATTTTGATCTTGGTGAGACTATAGTTTCTCTTTGCAAGAAAGCTCTTTTTATAGGTGTTACTTCTCTTGTGGTTAGTACCTTGGTATTTGGTGCTTGGGTCGTTGCAGGTTGTTTTATTAGTCCAAATTTCAAGGCTTTTATAAACTCCTATCTACTTGGATCAACTACATTTGATTGTTTAACCAAAGACGTTGTTGCTGATGCAAGTTCTAATATTATTAACAATGTTAGTAGTGCTATAACTGCAACTAAAGAAGGTTTTTACCTTTTTATAAATCCCTCTGATGGAAAGTTGTTGAAACTTAAACCTGTAGAGGAAGCTGAATCTTTTGCTAGTGATATCGAAGTATTAGAATTCGAGCTTTTTGCTCTTGTTAAAGAGCTGAAGTCTTTGCATAGCCCTGTTGAGGGTTGGAAGACAACTAAAGATGGGATAACTTATTATGATGGTCCTGGTTATATTAATATTCATCAATTGCATGATGAATATAAAACCCGTGGCTTCTCTGAGAAGGATTCTCAAGCCCTCTCTGTTATATCTCATGAGCTTGATGTTATTGATGACCAGGTTAGATATGGTGTTAGCACATATAAGAAGACTGGTAAAGATTTAATTGATGCTCAAGATAAGTTAGATGCTCTTTATAGAGCTGCTAATGATTTGAAAGACCAAATGTATCAAGTATACTCTGGTTCTTATTCTGCCCATGATGGAAATTTTGTTTCAAAATGGCAGCATTCTAATTTTGTTAGGAATCATGGACGGCGTAGCACCACTACTATGTTAGGAAATCTAGCAAAACAGATTAACAACCCTGGTCCGAGTGTTAACTCGACTCAGAAACAACAACAACAACCTAAGATTAGCTATATTAATTATCAAGAATGGTGGAAGACTGCTCATCGTGAGATAAAGACAATGGCTGCTAGTTCTTATAGGAGAGATTTGATAAAACCTTTGCTTGTTTTTTCTTATCATCTTCCAAAGAATGTTGTTGATCGACCTGCTATTCAGGCTCTTAATGACATTGCTTTAGGGGTTTCTTTTGAAACTATTCTCGACTCAGTGCTTAGTGCATTTACTCTTGATAGTCTTACTATGGATCAAAAACATGGTTTATATGATATTATGGCCGATGTTTTGATCAAGAGTGTCTCTGATAATTCTTCAAGTTTTGTTGGGAAATTAGATTACACTTATGTTGATCCAAATTCTAAACATGTTTTTCAAGAAAAGATTACTAATTATCTCTTATCTCCAGGGAAAAGTAGTTTGAGGGATCCTTTTTTGGATTACATGAAAGCGAAAATGTCGTTGGAAGGTGTTAGCCCTTTTGAAGGCATAGAGTATATATATGGTGTCCATATAGATTCTAAAGGGAAAGTTCGTGATGTCGACATAACCTTGGATCTTTCTAAACCTCACAAAGATGTTGTTTTTATTCTTCCTGAGAAGGAGTCTAATTCCAATACGCCTTTTGTGAGTGTTTGTCATCCACAACCTCCTGTTATTAAAGCAGTTGAAAGTGGTAAGGGTGATTTTTATGTCCCGCCTCGTGGCGGTCGCGGAGCTGAGAAGTCAAACCCTATAATTCCACCTGTTGTTGCTTGTTGTAATCCCTTCTCAGAAGGTAAAGCTCCAACAATAAAGAAGGTGAATGAACGTAAGCAAAAAGAGGTGCCGTCTTTTTGTGATAAGTGTTGTCATAAAACGCATGTTGGAAATTGTACCCCTTGCAAGATCGGCGGGTATTGTCCATCCTGTCGTGTTTATAATAAGAAACACAAGACTAGTGTGAACGAGTCTGTTGCTTCGAATAAAAATCTTGATATAGAGAAAATCCATTTAGCTATACCAAAGATAATTGAGGGTGGCGCCCATAAATCTTGTGGTGCTTTTGTTTGTAATAAAGATGCAACTTTCTTTGTTATGAATAAACATTCTTTGAAAGAAGGTCGAGGGCTCGAATTTTATCGGGGTGGTGGTGAACCCGCTACCTGCGCTCTTCCATCTCCTTCGGACCCAGCCTGGATGTTTGATGGTGATAAAGCAATTTATCCCATGAAGGGTTCAAAAACTTTAAAAATGCCTTCTGGTATAAAACCTTTTAAGGTTCGTCAGTTGGCTTGGTCTGATAAACCATTGGATTTCCAATTTTTTGGCTTTGACCCAAATAATTCTTTTGTTTTTTCTACTTCGTTAGCGAAAACAATGATAAGTGATGTTATGCTCCTTCATAATGTTTCTACTGATTTTGGCTCCTGTGGTGGTGTCTTTTTAGACAATACGGGTTGCATTGTTGCAATGCACTATCACGGACGTTCAGGACACCCTAAGTACCCTAATGGTGCTTTTTATATAGGTGATGTTCCTTTAAAAGTTCAATCCCCCACCAAGGGGGCTCAAAAACTTTGAGGCCTCGTGCTGAGGTCATAAAGGAAGTTTGGGATAGCTTGGTTTATTACACCGATAGAGCTTCGGTTTATGAATCTTTGACCTACCTCGGAACCCGACGGGGTGAGCCAATACCTGAGGTTGTGGATTCTTCTTTACATCCCAATCTCATGGCTAGCTATATATCTCAATCCTATTTGGATTGGTTCAATACCAATAAAGGAGATTTTTGTGTCTCCAAATCATGCGTTAAAACTCTTGATAAGTCCTGCATGAAACTTGATAATATACCTGTGTCAAGTTATTTGGATGAAGGAGGATTCCATCGTGAATCCCTTGAGTTTATGGCCGATATGTACTCTTCAGTATGGGCCTCTCCTGTTCTTGATCATAATCAAATACTTGAAAGACTAACTTTCGATAGTGCTTGTGGTTTGATCGAGAATATTCGTGGTATGCGTACTAAGGGTGATTGTATTTATAATAACCTCGATACGCTTGAATATGAACCTAATATTTTACCGACCGAAATAGCCCTTTGGAAGGTTTCTGGTAAGGTTGAAATTAAGAAAGTCTCTGATTATATCGGAAAGGATAAACAAAGAACTTTTATAATACAACCTATAAAATCTTTGTGGAACCATATGAAACTTTATTCTTCTCAAAATGATGCTCTAAAGTTAGTAGGATGGTCTGCATATGGTTTTAATCCCTATGAAGGTGGGGTTGATCGACTCGCGCGATCTTTGCTCCGTCTTAAACTTAAACGTTTCTGGACACTCGATGTTGTTGGGTGGGACAGAATATATCCGTTTTTACGGGACGTTTATGATATAAAATCTTGCCTTTTACCCAAAGATCTTTGGGATTTAGCAAGAAAAGTTGCTGATGATATTTGTCAATCTGTTCTCTGTTTTCCAAATGGAGATTTTGTTTGTAAATCATGGGGTAACAATTCTGGTTCAGGTTCTACTACTGCTGATAATATATTTGGCATGACCGTATGTATTGTTCACGTTTTCTTTTATTTGGGGTTGTCTAAACGCCAAATAGAAGAATCCGTTGTGGCTTTTATTTTTGGTGATGATGTCATTGGTAGTGACGATTTTTCGTTTATCTCTGATGATGAATTGCGTAATGCCTTTACCTTTGTGTTTGGTCTTTATGGTTTCACTTTGGACCCATTGATTATAACACATGATTTGCTTGATCCTGAGGTCACTTTTTTAGGTTTTTCCTTTGCTCAAGCGAATAATGGTTTTTATGTACCTAAGTATCCTCTCGATCGGCTTTGTTCATCTTTTATTTTTGATGATACAAAAGAGGCTGATCCTGATAAGGAGCTAGCTAAAATGATGAGTTTGATGCTTATGAGCGCAGGACATGGAAAGACGGTTTTTGATTTTTTCCGTAATTCCTTAGTGGAGTGCTTAATTGCGTCTAATTGCGACACTGCTGTGAGAATACGAAAGTTGAGCCACGTCAATGTTGCGATTCCATTTTTTGATGACGTTATTTCTTGGTATTCTGGTTACGAGTCTTTACTCGGTTTAACCTTTACAAATTTCTTTGAGTGGAAATTCTTTCAGGATGGTGGATGGCATAAAGAATTTTTATTTATGGAATCTCATAAGAAAAATAATTCAAAAGTACAAGGTACAAAACAATCTGCTATTCTTAAAAAGAATGCAGAAAAAGAGAAAAAATATAAAGCCGCTGGTGATGAATCTCTTAGGTTGCAATTGCAATCTCTTCGTTCGCAGTTGAATCGGTTGAAAAATCCTCCGAAGGCTGTTTCTCTTCCTAAAAAGTCTCCAGGACCTCCTAAAGTTGCTCCTGGGAAGGGCTTACTTTTTCCTCAACCCAGTAAAAAAGGGAAGAAGAAAATGAAAGGCCAACCACTTGCGCCTGTGCGTATTGTTGGTAAGTCTCGTAAGGTTGTTAAACGTAGACAACGTTCTTCTCCTAATGCTGGTAGTTGGAAAGCTTGGAATAAGGCTAAACCTTTACGCCCACAACAGAAGAAGGTAGTTGAGGTTAAACCTCAGAACGTTGAAGGCCATTACGGACGTGAGACTGGCCGACATTGGTATGATACTGCTGCCGATGTTGTTGGATCTCTTTTATCCAATAAAGGTGATAGTTTTAGTAATCTAGTTGATATATATGGTAAGGTTTCAGGCCTTGGTGATTATGACATTGATACGAATTCTATCGCAGCTTGTGCTTCCCACGGGCAATGTGGTAATGATATACCTATGATGGTTAATTCTAAGGTTTGCAATACTATTCGTCATAGAGAGTATTTAGGCGACGTTTATTCTTCTGATTCAAACTTTTCCGCAATACAATTCTCTATTAATCCTGGTTTGTTTTCCACTTTCCCTTGGCTTGCGCCTATTGCTAATTGCTTTACCTCTTATCGAATGAGAGGTCTTATTTATGAGTTTAATTCTCTATCTACAGAATATTCCGCTCAAACCTCTTTAGGTTTCGTTGCTTTAGGAACTCAATATAACACTATAGACCCTCCTTTTTCTGATAAGATAAGTATGCTTAATTCGGAATACGCTAATTCTCGTAAACCATCCGAAACATTTATCCATGCTGTTGAATGTGCTGGTAATCAGCTCGTTTTGGAACAGCTTTATGTTAGAGATCAAGGTCCTCCCAATGATACTGATATTCGGTTTTATGATCTTGGAACTTTAACACTCGCCTGTGGAGGTCAAAGTGAGAATGATGAGATAATCGGTGAATTGTGGTCAAGTTATGAGGTTGAGTTTTTTCAACCTAAAAACGATTTTCAGTTCTCCCCACTTTTCGACTCTTGGCAATCTACTGAAGGTTATACTAATTCCCATTGTTTAATCGGTGATGGTGCGAACGATTACAATGGTCCTAATGGTCTTCCTGAGGTAATAAAATCCATTACTAATGCTGGTTCAGCACTTGATAAGATTACTTTCTTTTCTGGTGTTTACGGTTATTTTAATATGATTTTTAGTTGGACCTCCGGTACAGCGAATGCTGCTACCTGGACTCCTCCCACTTTCACTTACGAAAACGGTGTTGAGCTAATTACCGGTAGTTCTACTTACTTCGGTGTTAACTCTCCTAGTGCTGGTTCTTCTACTTATGCTGGCACTGTTTCGTTTGTTGTGAAAATAGCCGATACTTTAGATCCTAATGCTTTACCATATATTAATTGTGTTGGTGGTGGTTCCACTTCTTTGCCGGGTGGAACTAACTACGCTCAAATTATGGTTTCTCAAGTTACAGCTCCTGATGGGCCGGGAACTGCTATCCGACCCCTCACCAAGAAAGCTGGTAAAATATGGGAAGGTAGAAAAGAGAAGTTTCAATGGATGAAGATGCATGATGAATTGTCTTCAGAATCTTCTGATTCCTCATCCGATGATGAGACACCTTTAGATCTTATTGTTCGTGCGACTGATGGCACTATTTCTATGTCACAACAAGCTATGTTGCTAAAGTTGTACACTGAAATGATGTCTAACCAACCTCAGGCGTCTAAGTGTCTTGACTCCAAATCCAATATTCGTAGAACTATTCCTTTCGAAGAAAAGGATGTTCCGAAAGAGAGGAGTCCTCTATCGCAAGTCAAAGTAACTACACTTCCTGGTGCAATTCCATCGAAGGTTATGAAACTTGCGGGTAAGGATTTCCGGCCTGCCGAGGTTTCTGATTTTAATCACAAAATTAGGCAAGCGTCCTTAAAACCTGAATATGCTGATATAGACGCATATCATCAAGGTTTGAAGGAATCAAATGATCTCCTGATGAAACAAGTTCTTCGTCATCGAGATAAAATAAATGAGTTGGAGAGAGAGAAGATGGTTGGTCTTTATGACTCTAGTCCGCTCGTTTGTGATGTTGCGATATATGATACTACAGGTGTTTCACCGTCATGTGATACCATGACGACCTGTCCTTTTTAACGGAATCTCTTGATGAAAGGGATTGGAGGGGGTGGTGTTGTGTTTGTGACAATCCTACTGGTTCTCGTGGTGTTCCTTCAACTAGCACTCTGTGTTCTGTGTGCGAGGGACTCACATCCGGAAACCAATTTCGTCGAAGTTCATGGTTTTCCTCAGGATCTGTTTCTGATGGAAGGCTCATTAACTTCCTCAAGTACTGGAATAAAGATCTTCCCTGGTCTTATTTTCCTTGTAAGTGCACTCGTCTCTTTTTGAAGAGATTTGATGACCTCGAAAGTCATTCTTTTGATAGTTGTGTTAAAATTGACCCTCCTCACACTTGGGTTCGTTATGTCATAGCAAAAGAATGTGGCACTTATAATTATTTGTATAGATATGAGCGTATATCTCATATTTATTACAATTATAATACTGATGATCCCGATAGCCCTTACGGTGATCACCCGCTATTTGGGTTGATTGTTGATTTTCTTGATGGTAGCACTGAGTGTAATAATCAAGATACCAATCATCAGTCTGTTGTGTTATCTCTGTATTCTCAGTATCCTGAAGGTTATTCTTTACCTGAAGGAGCTTTTTCAGAGTTTACACTTCATTTTTGAGATGATTTCTCATTTTTATGTGAATAGTCTCTATACTTTCAGCGTACCCTTTTTAAAGGGGAGTGTATGTAGTGAACCACTCTTAAT